CAACCTCTTTCTTTGAAGATGCAAAGAACTTTGACCCAGAAAGTGGAACAGATAAGTAATGCCTTTTTCTAAAGATATATTAGCTGGTTCATCTGGACAAGGTGGTGGTGTTGCTGATTTTTATGATTACCAGATAGAGCAATCTGCTAGATTTGATAGTGCAAGTCTTAGTTACTTGAATAAAACATTTAGTGGAGCAGGAAATAGAAGAACAGGAACAGTATCAGTTTGGATTAAAAGAGGAGGTATTTTAGCTACACAACAGTTAATATTTAATGCTAATATTAGTAATGCAGACCAAGACCAATTACTTCAATTTAATAGTTCAGGAAGTGCTAATGTGGTAGATAGTCTTTCTGTATGGTGGGACGGTGCTACCTATGGTGATTTAACTACTACACAAGTTTTTAGAGATGTATCTGGTTGGAATCACATTGTAGTAGCATGGGATACTACACAAGCAACTTCTTCTAATAGAACAAAAATATATTTAAATGGAACACAAATAACAAGTCTTACTACTTGGAATGGTAATGCTGTAGCTTATCCAACTGAAAATAGACAATTTTTTTATAATGGAGCATATGAACATGCTGTAGGAAGAAGAACTGCTTATAGTGGACAATCTTATTTTGATGGGTATTTAGCAGAAGTTATTTCTGTAGATGGAACTCAGTATGCACCTACACAATTTGGCGAAACAAAGAACGGTGTTTGGATTCCAAAAGACCCAAGTGGTACAAGTTTTGGCACAAATGGCTATCATTTTAAATTTGAAGATGCAAGTGATTTAGGCAACGACAGTTCAGGAAATAATAATGATTTTACAGCAAATAACATGGGCGCAGACCATCAAGTGCTTGATAGCCCAACATTTGGCTCATAGGAGAGAATAATGGCAAGTAGTGGAAATTTTTGTATTTATAACCCTTTACCTTACAGTACATATTTTAGAACTGGATTATATTCTAATGCATATAATGGTGTAACTAATGCTGGTAATACGTGTGCTAATCCAGGCAATGCTTGTACTGGTTTTGGTACTATGGCATTAACATCTGGTAAAAAATGGTATATGGAAGGTATTGCAACTAATGCTTATACAACTGCAATGGGTATATTTGAACTTAATAATTGTAACACCATACAAAATAGTTTAAATACAAGTTACCATAATAACACAAGTTACAAATCTGCTTTTTATGCTGCTAATGGAAAAAAATATATTGATGGTGCTGAATCTTCTTATGGTGCAACTTTTGCTGCTGGTGATGTTATTGGTATGGCAGTTGATTTAGAATCAGCTACAAATACTGTAACTTTTTATAAAAATAATTCATCTCAAGGTTCTTTTAATTTAGGAACAAATGGATTAGATTATTTATTTTGTGTGGCTAGACCTACTTCAAGTGGTGCTTTTCACATGAACTGGGGGCAGGATTCTACTTTTGCTGGTACAAAAACAGCAGGTGGTAATGCAGATGCTAATGGCTTTGGAGATTTTTTTTATTCTGTGCCTTCTGGATATTTAGCCTTATGCTCTGGGAATCTTGGTATGTCAGCAGACATAGACCCAGCAGAGGGTGTCAACCCTACACAATTTCACGATACAATAATTTATACTGGTGACGGAGGAACAGCAACAAGTATTACAGGTTTAAATTTTCAACCTGATTGGGTGTTAATTAAAAATCGTGACCAAGCTGATGGTTGGTTAAATCAAAATAGTGTATCAGGAGTAGGAGTAACACACGAATGGAATGATGATGGCCCTTATGAAAGTGAAACTGATTGTATAACAGCATTTAACAGTGATGGGTTTACATTAAGTAATGACCACAAAGTAAATGCGAATACAGAAAAATATGTTGCGTATTGTTGGAAAAAAAGTGCAGATGCTGGATTTGATATTGTTGAGTACAGTGGAAATGGTAGCACTAATAATGTAAGTCACAGTTTAGGTGCAACACCTGATTGTATAATGATGCACTTAAAATCTGGAAGTGATTGGGACAGCACTATGTATTTTAATTCTCCTTCTATGGGTACAGGAGAGGGTGTCTTTATGACCCTTGCAAATGCTGGTCAAACATCAACTTATGTATCTGCTGTATCAAGTTCTACTTTTACACCCACAACTTCTGCAAATACAAGCACTAGAACATATGTTGCTTATCTGTTTAGAAGTATACCAGGCTTTAGTCATTTTGGAGAATTTGAAGGCAACGGTAATGCTGATGGGCCATTCATATATACAGGTTTTAGACCAAAATTTATTTTCTTTAAAGCAATTGACGCATCTGAAAACTGGCAAATAAGAGATACTGCTAGACAAACATATAATGATGGTACAGCAAATAGAATTTATTGGAACACTAATGCAGCTGAGGGAACAGCTTCAACTGCAAGTCCTATAGATTTTCTTGCCAACGGTTTTAAAATAAGAGGCTCAAATACAGAAATAAATAGTAATACGATTATTTACGGAGCATGGGGCGATGTGCCGTTCAAGTACAATAACACATTTTAAGTATAAATAGAGGTAGGAGAAAAATATGAGTAACGCAAGAAATCTCGCAAATCTTTTAACAGGAGGTGATACAACAATCGCAACTGGTGATGTTGCTAACGACTCAATTACAGCTGCAAAGATTGATGATGACGGTACAGGTTTCCAAATGGGGGACTTAACCGTAGGAACACTTAATGCAAGTACAGTAATCTTACCAGACGCATCTGGTGGTGCAGACATAGGTTCTACGACCAAAGAGTTTGGAGATGTATTCATTGCAGACGATAAAGCAATTAAGTTTGGTAATGACCAAGATGCAACAATAGAATATGATGAAAATGGTGATGACCAACTTAAAATAGGTGGTGCAGTTACAGCATTTACAAACGCAGTCATAGGTAAAACAAGTGTTGCTGGTTCTCAAGGTGGTAGTACAGTTTTAGATTTTGATGCTAATCAAAATTTTGTGCTTACTTTAACAAGTAGTATAACTCTTGCAAATCCTTCAACAGAAAAAGTTGGACAGTCTGGTTTCATAGTATTCATTCAAGATGCTGGTGGTTCTAACACTTTAACTCTTGGAACAGATTACGAATCTGCTGGAGGTGCTGGAATAACATTATCAACTGCTGGTAATGCAACAGATATAGTTCCTTATGTGGTTGCGGCTTCAAATAGAATATTACTTGGTGCAGTTCAACTTGCTTTTGCATAGGAGATTATAATATGGCAGGCCCTATAGGTTCATCACAATGGAGTTACAGTTCTGGTGGTTCTGGTGGTTTTTATGATTATCAGATTGAGCAATCAGCTAGATTTGATGATGGAGGAGGTGGTACTAACACAGCAACTAGGCTATACAGAACTTTTGGAACAGTTAGTAGTCAAACTGCATTCACACTTTCTGTTTGGGTAAAAAGAAGTTCAACTTATCACAATGACCAAAATACAACTTGGCAACAAATTATAGCTAAAGGAACTGGAGTTAGTGGAGGTGGAGCTGCATTTGGTTTTGAGTCTGGTGGTGGTACTTCAGGTGGTTTAATTAACAGAGATAGAATTGTTTGGTATGGTCTAAAAGGTTCTACTGGTGGTACTTCTGGTGGAGATGATAGAATAAACGGTTATTTTGTAGATACTAATAACTGGTATCACATAGTTGTAAGAGTAGATACATCACAATCAGATGCAGCTGATAAGATAAGATACTATGTAAATGGTGACTTAAGAACAAGAGTTTCAACAAACGCATTAAATGGTAACCTTGATAATTTTCATGCAACAGAAAATGTTCATAATATTGGTTCTAATTCTGCTGCTCAATATGGTTTTGGTGGGTATATGGCAGAATTTATTTATGCCGATGGACAATCATACGCACCTACACAATTTGGCGAAACAAAAAACGGTGTGTGGATTCCAAAAGACCCTAGTGGAACGACATTCGGCAATGAAGGCTTTCATTTGAAGTTTCAAGACTCATCAGATTTTGGCAATGACAGTTCAGGTAATGATAATGATTGGACATCTGCAAATTTTGGCACTGACCATCAAGTGCTAGATTCACCCACTATTGGAACAGGATAGGAGTTAAATATGGCAGGTAATTCAAATTTTACAACATGGAATCCTTTAGCTGGGACATTAAATACAGCAGCAGGTAACGAAGCATTATATGAACATGGTAATACTTCTTTTAGAGGTGATGATAGTGGTACTAATAACTGCTTTACTGCCAGTTCATTACACATGACAAGTGGTAAATGGTATTTTGAAGTTTACTTAGATGGTTCTCCAGCAGGAGGTTGGCCTGGAATAGGAATAATTAAAGAAGAAAAAACTGCAATGTCTAATGTTACTATAGCACAATCTGTAGGTAATTTTCAATTTAAGGATTATGTTTCTGTAGTATTTGCAACTCATGGTAACAAATCTGTTTTTGGTTCTACCTCTACAGCTAGTTATGGAACTTCGTTTTCTAGTACAGATATTTATAATATAGCAGTAGACATAGATGGTGGTAAAGTCTGGTGGGGTAAAAACAATACTTATTTTAATAGTGGTAATCCATCAACTGGTACAAATGCTGGTGATACTTTTACAGCAGGAACAGAAATGGCTTTAATGGTAACTGTTTACAATGGTGCTTCAAAATGTGTATTAAACGCAGGGCAAGACTCTAGTTTTGCTGGTAAAAAATCTACAGGTACGCAATCTGCAGCTGATGCTAACGGTTTTGGAGATTTTTATTATACGCCGCCAACTGACTATCTTTCGTTATGCACTGCTAACTTACCAATAGATAGTGGTATAGACCCAGCTGGAGATGATGGTGCAGATAATTATCCTGCTAAAAATTTTAATGTACTTACCTATACTGGTAACGGTACAGGACAATCAATAACTGGAGTGGGCTTTAAGCCTGACCTTTTATGGTGTAAAATGGCTAGTAGTGCTCAATTAAATTTCTTGTTTGATTCTTCAAGATTAAATGATAGAGGAACACCTACACCAAATTATTTATCATCTGATAGAAATAATGCTGAAGTTGATGACCAAACAGCAGGAAATACTAATCCCATTATAGCATCATTTGATAATGATGGTTTTACTTTAGGAACTAGTGGTAGTGGCCCAAATGATAATACAAGAACATATTGTGCATGGGCTTGGAAAGCAAATGGTGGAACAACTACGACAGATGCTACTGGAGATATATCAACAGTAAGACAAAGTAATGTTGCTGGTGGGTTTGCAATATTAACATGGACTGGTAATGGAAGTAATAATCAAAGACTTGCACATGGTCTTGGAAAAAAACCTGCTTTTGTAATTGCTAAAAGAAGAGATGCTGCTCAATCATGGGGAGTATGGACACAATATTTAGGTGCTAATACTAAAGAGTTACAAATAGATTCTGCTAGTGCTCAACAAGCCTCTAGTAATGCTTGGTATCAAGATGGTATGACTACCAGTTTTGTAGGTATAGGTTCTGATAGAAATATTAGTACCTCTACTAATGTAGCATACGTTTGGGCAGATGTTGACGGTTTTCAAAAGTTTGGAACTTATAGAGCAAATCATAATGAAGATGGAGCTTTTTGTTATACAGGCTTTAGACCACGAATGGTATTTGTTAAATTTTTAACTGGTACAGCAGAATTTTATGTTTTTGATTCAGCTCGTGACCCTTTCAATAGAGTAGAAGGTGGATTGGAATGGACTACAGCTAATTTAGCTGAAGCACATGGTGCAAATGATAAAGTAGAATTTTTTGGAAACGGTTTTAAAATTAGAGGCGGAGGTGGAGGAAGAACTAATGAACTTACTGGTGATTATATGTATGGAGCCTGGGGCGATGTGCCTACAAAGTATGGCAACGCATTCTGATGTCAAAAACAAAAGATATAATAGATGAAGCACTAGGTGCAGTAGAACTTGCAAAGTCTGAACCTGTGCAAAAAAAAGTTATACCTAGACCTAAAGAAGATAACGAAGACCTAGAGAATGATTACAAGTACCAGAGAGAGAACTTCTACAATTTAGTAGAGAAAGGTACAGATGCGATTGAAGGTATTTTAGAAATCGCAAGAGAGAGTGAACACCCTAGAACATATGAAGTAGCTGGTAATCTAATCAAACAAGTCGCAGAAGTTACAGAGAAACTTGGTGACCTACAAGAAAAGATGAGAAAACTAAAGGAAGTTCCAAACAACGCACCAAAGAGTGTAACCAATGCGTTGTATGTTGGTTCGACTGCTGAGTTACAGAAGATGTTAAGGGATAGGAAAGATGACTGATAGTGTATATCTAGGTAATCCTAATTTAAAGAAAGCAAATGTCCAACAAGAATGGACGAAAGAAGAACTTCTCGAATACAAAAAATGTATGGACAATCCTCAGTATTTTATTGAGAACTATGTAAAGATTGTTTCACTAGATGAAGGTCTAATACAATTCAAGATGTACCCATTTCAAAAAGAGATGGTTGGTACGTTCCACAAAAATCGTTTTACTATTTGTAAATTACCTCGTCAGTCTGGTAAGTCCACTGTGATGATATCTTACCTCCTACATTACGCATTGTTTAATCCAAGTGTTAATATAGCTATACTTGCAAACAAGGCTGCAACTGCAAGAGA